CTGTAAATAGGATCATGCTACGAAGCTTTCTCCCGGCTGCCATTCGCAACCTGTCAATCCACCAGCTTTGATTGCCTGTAGTGTTCTAAGAACTTCTTGAGCATTTCTGCCTGTGTCAAGAGTGTTTACACTTACATGCTGTACTATATCATTTCTATCTATGATATAAGTAGCTCTGTAACAAACACCCTCTGCTTCATCAACTATTCCTAGTTTAGAAGCTAAGCCTAGTCCACAGTCTGCTGCTAGTGAGTGATTAATATTTTCAATAAGATGGTTAGACTGTTTCCATGCAAGTTTACAGAACTCATTATCACCGCTTATACCTACTACATTAGCATCATCTACTAATATATCCATTCCCAATATTTCTGTTGGGCAAATAAAAGTAAAATCTTTTGGATAAAAATAAACAACTGTATAGTCATGTTTTAACGGGTCATAGTGTTCAGTAACTGAAACATCTACAAACTCATTGTCTGGGTTTACACCTTTCAAAGTAAACCCAGGAAACTTTTCTCCTACTCCTATCATTATAATCTCCTAGGATATTGAGAACTCGTCGTCTACATCTGAAGGTGCTTCTGCTCCATCAGCTGGCTGAGTTACTCTTTGTAGAAGCTCTAATTGAGCATCTGGGGTTGGTCTTGCAAGGACGTCGTCCATTGAACGCAGGTCAGCAATTGCTTCTTTTTCTGCATCATTCAATGGTCTTGGTTTGCACTTAAGTGCTTGAAGTCTGTACTCTACATTAAATGCCATAGGCCCAGTTTTAACTCTTTGGAAGTGAACGTCCCAACCTGTTTCGGGGTCGGTAGGATCGCCTAAATCTTCAGCGGCAACCATTATTTGTTCCATAAGTTTCTTCTTTAGATTAACAACTTTTACATTGCCATCTGCTGGGTCAATAGCTTGAATTGCATATGCCCAACCACACTTTAAGTCAGGAAAAAATTCTCTTACAAAATCTTTTTCCTTGTTGTTGAATGTTTCTGTGTCTCTGTCGAAAGCAAGACATTCCATAGGAATATTCTTACCGTTTTCGCCTTTGATCCAGTATACATATCTTGGTAATATATCACCTACTAGACGGAAGATGTTATCTCCTTCTTTGTATTGATATTGATCGATTGAGGACTTTTTAGCTGCCCCCGAAGCTTGATTAAATTTTAATGCCATTATGTTCTCCAATTAGCGTTATCTTCAAATAAAAAATGTACTAGACCATTCTCTATTCGAAGCAATCTGTTGCGATTTACTATCGTTTCATTGACAGGTAGATGTATCAACTCTAGTGTTGTCTGCCCTGTTCTTTTATAATCGAAATAATTACGGTACGAAGCAACTGCCACATATTCGGCAGCTTCCTTGTTGCTGTAATATCTTCGTTCAGCCAGAAGCTGTCTCGGATTTAGCAGAAAGCTCTGCCCGAGAAAACTTTTCCCAAAATATTTAAAGGTTTTGTCTTTACGACTGGCTGGAATTCTCTTGTAAGTCAAGAGGTGGATAATAGTGAGAATTGAAACACTATCGCCTTTCGCTTCTCTAAATATCTTTTCCCAATTATATTTTATCATATATTATAACAAATTTTAAAACTGTTGTCAAGACATATTTTTCGGAGGTGGTTACAGGGTTGATATCTCGTACCCTTGTTTAATATAGTAGCCTGTGCGCATACTAGCCTGCCTCTTTGCAGTCTTTCCAATTAAATTAATATCCACTACTATAGGTTGTTGTTTCCCCTCGTAGTCCCTAATTATTCTTCCAATGAGCTGTGTAAGTAACGGCTCATTGTTTACTGGTGTTGCAAGTATTAAACAGCTAAGAATATTTAAAGAAATACCCTCTGAGAATATAGCTTGTGTCCCATACAGAACATCTTTATCCTCATAGATCTGATTAATTATCTCGGCTCTGTCTTCGTGATGGACTGCGCCCGTCACACAAACTGCGTTATCACCAGTGAGTTTCGCGCAGTTCTTTAGGAAATCTACTCTATCAGATACCACTAACACTTTATGACCTTTGGCCGCATATGATGATGCAGCCATAGCCACAGAATGTTGATACTCTGGGTTGTAGGCTAATTCATTTATTCGATTAGCCCAAGGTATAGAGTTTCCATCCATGAATCGTATATCCATTGGTAGGATATGTACTTTTGGCATCATAAAGTTTTCCTTTGGGGGTCGTAAGACATTACTTCCAAAGTAATCTCTAAATACTACATGTCTGCCATCTTTTCTTTCTAGTGTGCCAGTAAGGCCGATCTTATATCTAGCACAATTTTTATCTATAATTCTTGAGAAAGTTGGTGCACTACAATGATGCATTTCGTCAAGTATAATAGTTCCAAAGAGTTGTCTTATTTGTGGAATTTTTCTGTATAAACTCTGTATATTCCCAATGACAACAGGCTTATCAACTTCAAATTTACCACTACCAATAATCCCAGCTTTAAAACCAAATACTTTTTCTACTTCATCTTCCCATTGTTTGCGTAATGCTAAAGTGTGGGTAACTACTAATGTTTTCTGTCCGAGTTTACCAGCTATTGCAAGACCTGTAAAAGTCTTTCCCCAACTTACCCAAGCGTTTATTATACCACCGTCTCCAATCTCGTCATAAACAGACTGCTGACTAGGTCGTAATTCTAAATTAAACTCAGGGAACTCTACTGGTTTTAGTATTCGTTTATCTGATACTTCGTGATCCGCAGGTATTAAATCTTGTCTGCCTACTGGAATTGCAACCAGCCCTTGTCTTATCATTGCCATATTTTTTATAATCAAAGGAGGATCACCAAATTTAAAAGAAGGCACAGAGTAAGTTAACTCTTTGTCAATCTTTTGTTGTTGATGCGGAAGTACTTCTAAATAAATCCTATCGCTTATAACTGCTTTCATTTATTATAGAGTTGTGTATTCCAAGGATTAATGTTAATAGATGTTCTGACACCATTAAATTGTTCTACCCCATGATATAGGCCTGGAGAAAAGACTACTAGTCTATTCTCTCTCGGTGTAATTTCAACACCATTTTTAAATTGTAACTTACCATTTTCTAAGTTTTCTATCTCTAAGTAAAATACTGTAGAACAAATAGGATATCTAGTTACTCCTTTTGATGTGTACGCAATTTCATCTTTATCATAGTGCCACTGCATTGGTCTAGTATTTGTGTGCGACCAATAGTCATAGCCTACCAAATTGCTAGTATCAAAATATTTACCAGCATGCCTAAGAATTTCATTGCACATCATTGAGTTGTCATGTTTACTATTTACATCATGCCAACCCTCTCCCTCTTTATCAAGAACACCACTTACAAAATTATCTGTAGATCGATTAATGCTCTCTTTCCAGCTATCTAAATGATGTGGTCGAAATACACTGTCTATTACTGCAATCATATTTTTCTCCATGAGTTCTTTTTCTTTTCACTAGATGTATCATACAAAAGCCAAGGAATATTATCTCTATAAAGTATTCCTGCCCATGCTTGGTCATCTCTGAGGGGTCTATCTAAGGTGAAGGGAAATGGGCAATCTTTTACCCACAACACACTTGCTACTGTTTTTAAATCTACACGCAGTATCTTGTGATATTTTAGTGTAGCTTTTTTTATTTTTTCTTTGCGAAAGAAATATCCTGTGTTATCTATGTAAAACTTTCCTTTATGGTCAAGGTATGACCGAATATCTTTTATCATATACTTCACAGGATATATACTTTTCATTGGACTTTGGATTCTTCTCATACCCAGTGTCTTGCCTTTCATATTTTTATCGTCAAGAACTTGGTTTTCAATCCAAAGGATTCCGTCCACTAATGTTATTTCATCAGTGTGTACGGGAAAAATGGGAAATTGTATTTTATCATATATCATACATCTTGGTAAATTTTCCCAAAGAGTAATCATCATGTACATCAAAGTCACAGCCAACTGGTGTGCCTGGTATACTAAACCCTCTGTCTTGTTGTATGAAACTTTGCAGTTTCTCACAATACCACTCTATCTCATTTTCTGGCACTTCTGCCAAGATAGAGTCATGAACAAGTGCAAATATCTTAGATTGCATTTCTGCTTTTTTGATGTACTCGTTCATATCTATA